CTCCCCCATCTCTATCACCATGGTCTGCGTGTTGCTGTAGGTAAACCCAATAATCCGCGTCCGCTTGGTGTGATCCTTGACCGCGCGCACGAAGGCAAAGCCTGCCCGGTTTTCCACGGGTCCATGAGGCTTGCATATGAAGTTGCGGCAGGACTTCAGGCCTGAATTGCGGCCTCCGTCATCGATCCGCCCGAACAGTTCTGGCGTGACCTCCCCGCCTGAGAAAGACCGCTGAAAACTCCTCACGCCCATGCTAGCGCCTCGCAATCCACGCCGGCTGATGATCCGGCCGGATGCGCCGCTGCTGCGTATCCGCCACGATTGCCGCCCCACGAACCGCGAGGAAGTGCTTGTGGGCCATCTGCGCCATCTCGGCGCCCATCTTTCCCTTGAGCAACGGGCCGGCCAGATGCGCCCCCAGGAGCCACGCCAGGGCATCGATGAACAGCGGCGAGAAGCGCGACACATCCACTTGCTGCGTGATGTAGCTCACGGTCGCCGCCGGCTCGTTAGTGACGACAATCACCGCGCCGTTGTCGTCGGTTTCCACGTCATACGGCACGGTTTCCGCGTCGCTACTGGCACCTACCGGAAGAACTGAGACAATCCGCACTGCTGCATTCGGAAAGGCATAGGCGTATTGCCAAGCTACCGGGGTGGCCGCCAGCATGGCAAGTTCAGCGCGGCGGCGGGCGAACTTCCACGGGTGCATCTCGAGCAGGGAATCGCGGGCAATTGGATAGAAGCGTGCGCAGTGGCTGGCCTGCGCCGAACCCTCTGGGGGATCAATGGTTGCCACGGTGGCATCGTCCCCGAGACGCGCCAGCGCAAGATTGCAGATATCGACGGCAGAAGCCACAGATCGGCCCTTTCCCTAAAAAAGACGGGGGCACAAAGGCCCCCGCAAAAAGCACGATAACGAACCCGATTACGCCAGGTCTTCGGGTGCGTTGTCGGCGAGGGAAGCAGAATTGCTGGATTTCGGCTTGGCGCGCCTGGCCATTGCGTTCTCGGATGGAGCAAACCAAGTGGCCTTGGACCCGGCAGGAACCTCGAACGTATCCCCGGGGTAGCGCAACTTCCCGAAGAACCCAGGCTTGATGGCAATGACTTCCATGGTCCTTTACCCAGGTTCGTTAGGCAATGCGCGGGCTGTCAGGCTTCGGCACGCTCTGCTGGATGCCGGTCACCAACTGCGCGGAGAACTTGCCAGCGGTCAGCGGTCCGGTGCCCACGGTGTAGTTCACGCGGCAGTAGCGGCGCAGCTTGGTCGGCATCCGGATGACGATCTGGTAGCCAGCGACCAGGGTCGCCTTGCCGATGGCAGCGGTCACGGACACATCGGCAAAGGTGGAGTTGTCGGCGGAATCCTGCACCGCGAACGTGACAGTTGCGGCGCCGGCAGCGGTGGCCGATTCGTCCGTGGTGATGACCATATTGCAGCACTCGGCCATCCCGACATCGGGATTTGCTTGCCCGAAGTCGATAACATCGGTAGACGCGGCGGTGGAAGTGACGGCCTGTTCGTTGGAAACCTGGAGGAACTTGTCGATATACATGATCTTTTCCTTTCTGAAAGTTGTGCCTGGGTTAGACCACGCGGGCCTCGGTCAGGAGCAGGGCATCGGTGCGACGAACCGGCACGCCGTCGAACGTAACAACCTTTTTGCCGGCCACGGTTTCCATGGTGAGAGTGGAAGCGGCAACCTTGTTGGCGATCTGCCGGCGCAGGAAGCTGCGCAGCTTGCGCGGCGCGTAGAAGGTGGCGCGCCCCATGGACAAATTGGGCACCAGCTCCAGGGCCTGGGTCATCAGGTCGATCAGGTCGGCACCCGACGCGGCGTTCTTGGTCAGGTCCGAAACGTCGATATTGGCGACCCGCACCACATAGCGCCAATCCCGCAGGGTGAAACCGATATCCCACTTGTAGTGGGTGCGGTAGCCCTGATATCGGCCGCCTGCCGCATCCAGGAGGGTATCCTCGCCCAGGTCGCGTGCCTGAAGGCCTGCCGAAGAACCCTTCGGATAGATCGAGTGGCAGGTGTTCGGCCCCCAGACCACGAGCCAGATCGACGCATTGTCGCTGCCCGTCCCGCCCGCATCCACGATATTCATGGCGTTTTCGGCGGCGAGACTGTTGTAGCGCGGGGCAAGGCCCATGAACTTTTCGGGGTCCAGACTGGAGTCCCCATAGAAAAGCGTGGTCGCCATGTTCTGATTCAGCCCCTCGATGAAGGCGCGATCCTCGGAAGCCCGCCACGCGGCAGAGTTGCCGTTCAGATCCGCCAGGGCCTTATCCACCTCGGCATAGGTTTCCAGCATGCCCATGGAGTCCTTCACCTGCACGGTGCGGGATTTCTCGGGCTGCACGCCATAGTTCAGCTTGCGCCAGGTGCCGGTTGGCAGCCCAGATCGTACCGTGGTCTTGTGTTCGGTGTAGCCATTGGCCTCGATCACGGTCATGTCGTCGAGAACTTCGTTCGTCTCGTTGAGCATTTCCACGATCATCGGATCGATACGGCCGTCGTTGCCCATGCGGGCGGCGAAGTCGGCCAGGGTCGGGTTCAGGGTAGAGAGGGTCGCCATGTGTGTCTCCTTACGGGTTCATGTTGGATGCAGCGTAGAGGCGTTGCGCCGTTCCGGTCTTGCTGTCGCCACCTTGCCCGGAAACAAAGCGGTCCTCACTGATTGCCATACCGACACGGTAGAACATCCGAATAACTTCGGGATGGCTGCCAAGTCCGGACGACTCCAGCATTTCTTTCAGTTCTTTGGTTGCAAAGGTGTCGAGCGCCTTCTTCGCGGTGGAAAGGTTCGCGTCGAACGCATCCCCGCCATATTCCTTGTCACCCTTGGCCGAATTCGCCCATTCCGTGGCGGTTTCGCGCAGCATCTCGGTCTGTCGGGCAGCCATGGCCGGGGCAACGGCATCGATAATCTTCTGTGCCGAATCCGCGGGAAGGTTCAACTCCTTGGCGACGCCGGTAAACGCGTCCATGGTGGCAGCGCTGATTTCCACGCCATCCGGAGTTTTGAAGTCGTACGCGATCGGTGCGGCAGCCTTGGCCTCAACGGCGGGCGGCGTGCCTTGATCCTGGGTGGCCGCCGTCTCGGTTGCCGGAGGATCGGTTGCCTGAGGATCGGCAGCGGCAGACCCTGCGGCGGGTTCGGTTGCTGCGGCTGCGGTTTGTTCAACTTCCACGTTTGTTTTCCTGAGTCATGGTCATATACAGATCGGGGCAGAGACGGTGCGCACACTCCAGCACCCGGAACGCCTCGTTTTTGCGGCCCTCGTTGAATGCCATCACGAGCGGCGCGGTATCGAACGACAGCCGAAAAGCCCCGCCATATTCCAGGAGGCTCCAGACAATCCGGCGCCCCCAATCGCACGACATGAGTTGCAAAAAGTCCGAATCGGCCTGTTCCTTCGCGGCAGCCGTGCGAGCATCGCCGTCCCTCTTGAGACTGCTCTGCGCTTCTATATCAACGGGGTTGTAGTCAGGCATGCTGAAAATCGTACAAGGGTTTTTTTAAAGCATGTGCACTCTACCGCCTGTCCCTGCGCCGCACCCGCAGCAGCCACGCAGTCACCGCCTGCACCACCGCCGCGCCAAGCCCCTTCCAGGACGTGGGCGAGAAGGACGCAGACTTGAACGACTCAGGGCGAAACACCGACGCCTCGCCAGGCGTTGCCGTCTGTGCCGTCCCCGATGACGGTGGCGCCGTTCAGTTTTTTGGCATCGACGGGGATCGTTGTCGCGCTCAGGGCAGCGAGGACGGCCGCCGCGATGTCCTCGGCGCTGGGGCCGGATCCGCCGATGGCCGTGGTCACGTAGGCCGCGGATGTCTTGCGCTCAACCTGCACGCCGGTGTCGTTGATGGTTCCATTCAGGTTGCCGGAAACCTGGAACGGACCGGACCCAGAAAATTCCAGGGCGTACCCGTTGATGAGATCGGCCTGGTAGAAGAACGCCCCTCCGCCCAGGTCCAGAGCTTTCCAGGTATGCGTGACCGGATGAATAGCCCCTGCCGCGTCATCTTCAAGCCCCCGCAGGGTGGCATGAAACGTTGGTAGGTCGGTGATACTGGCATCGCTCAGAATCACCCGGTTG